TGTTCTTTTTAATTTCCAATAAATCAAAGATATCTTTATGCCAAGGTTCCAAGTAAATTGCCGCAGAACCAGGTCTACGTCCTTGTTGATTGAAGAAACGAAGTGATTCGTTAACAATCTTCAAATATTTTAATAGTCCACCGGCGTATCCACCTGATGAGTTAATACGACTCTCTTTACTACGGATATTTGACATACAAAGTCCAATACCTGCAGCATCAGATGAATAGGTTGAGATGTCTCTCATTGTGTCCAAAAGACCTTCACGTGAATCCGCATCATTGTATTTTAACACGCAAGATGCAAGTTGTGGTGTCTTTGTTCCAGCATTAATCATAATTGGAGTTGCGGGAGATATAAGTTGTGATGATAACGACTTATAGTATTCCACAGCTTCATCAAATGATTTTGTAACCCACAAAGCAACTCTCATATACATATGTTGTGGTCTTTCAATAACTTTACCTGTTGGTTCTTTTAAAAGATACATTTCTTGTAATGACCTCCAAGCAAAATAATCAAAATTATAATCATTGTCATGATTGATAATCGCGTCGATATTACTTGGTCCGTATTGTTCAATTGTTTCCATTAACTTATCGTTAATGACACCATCAACATGTAATGTGTGCATTATATTAGAAAAACTTTCATCAGTTTCTTTGTGATAAGATGAGATTGCGACAGATGAAGACAATTTCGAATAATCGTGATGACTTCCGGTATAAGATGCTGCAATCTCATATACTAACTTATCAAGTTCTTTTGTTGTAATAACACCCTCTGTTGGAACCGACGTAATTACTTTGATGAATACCTCATCAGCATTAACGTTTAAACCTCTGGCGGAACGTTTTATTCTGTTATATATTTTTTGGGGGTTAAAAGCAACTTCTTCCCCACCTCTTTTTTTAATTTTTAGTGACATCATAGTTTATAAAAATAACAAATTAAAAGTCCTCTGTAAAGGACAAAGTTTCGTTCAACTTTGCTTTTTGGTATTCGACGGTACGTGACTCAAAGAAGTTACCTTTGGTTTCAACCGCAATTTGTTCCATAAACTTAAATGGTTGTTCAACGTTAAATTGTTTTTTACATCCCAACTTAACCAACAGTCCATCCACCACAAACTCAAGATATTGTTTCATCAAATTTGAATTCATTCCAATCAAAGAAACAGGAAGTGACTCGGTGATAAATTCTTTTTCAATCTCAAGTGCTGACAAAAGGATTTCTTTAATTCTTTTCTCACTTGGTTTTTCTTTACAGTGATTATTCAACAAATGAATTGCGAAGTCACAGTGTAGGTTTTCATCTTTGAAGATGAGTGAGTTAGCATTACACAACCCTTGCATCAGTCCTCTTGACTTTAGCCAAAAGATTGAACAAAATGACCCTGAAAAGAATATCCCTTCAACCGCCGCAAACGCCACAAGACGTTCTTGAAACGATGTGTTTATAATCCATTCTAGGGCCCACTTTGCTTTCTTTTGTACTGCCGGTAATTTATGTATCGCGTTAAAACATTCATCTTTTTCTTTAGGATTAGACACATAAGTGTCAATCAATAATGAATACATTAGACCGTGAATGTTTTCCATCATCAATTGAAATCCATAAAAGAATTTCGCTTCAGGGTATTGAACTTCTCTGTAGAAGTTTTCTGCTAAATTTTCATTTACAATCCCGTCTGATGCCGCAAAAAATGACAATATATTTTTAATAAAATATTGTTCATTTTCCGACAACTTCTGCCAGTCTCTAATGTCATCTGTTAGGTCAACTTCTTCAGCCGTCCAAAATGCCGCTTGATGTTGTTTGTAGTATTCCCAAATGTCGTGGTATTGGATTGGGAAAATTACAAAACGATTGGGGTTTAATTTTAATATTGTTTCTTCCATTTTTTTAATTTTTATGTTTAATAATCTAAATATTTCCATTTATATCCACCACAATGATTTCTTGCACCATTACAAACACTAACAATATTACCTTTACTTTTAATATTATTACTTTTTGCCGCAACTTCGAGTGATGGATATGTTTCAAGTTCTACACCAGTGTCTAAACAAATCTTAATGATAGGTCTTACGTTTTTTGCTATCTTATTTTTATATGGACTAACATCTGATAATTTTTTTCTATGTTCTTCCGATAATTTCTTCCCTATCAAAGAGTTACTTATATTTTTTTTTGTTTCTTCACTTCTTTTTTTCCCAAACCCAGATTTTCCAATTTTATTTTTATGTTCTTCACTCAACTTTTTCCCTAACCAATAGTTGTGTTTTCCAATGTTACTTTGTGAAATTTTTTTTCTAGTTTCCACACTTGGTACATAATTTAAATTAGATTCACCACCATCGGTCAAATTTAATAATTTTCCATTTTTTCTATGTAATTTAATCCAATAAGTTTCTTTAATAGCCCAATTGATATCATCAGTTTCTTCAATAATCTTTATAATTGGTTTAACATTATTGTTAAGTAATTTTTTTATCCATAGATAAAGTGGTCTTTTTTTTTCTCGTTTACTCAAATAAATGTGTTCGTTCAATCTTTTTTCCACATTTTTTTTGGTTTTACCAACATATCTAATTTCATCAGGTTCATTTGGGTCAAAAATACCATATACAAAAATCTTGTTCATACCTTTCTTTTATATATAAATATTTAGAAAGTTGATTTTTAATATTATTTTTCTATTTGAGTTTTCATAATTAAGTGTTTTCTCTTTGTTTTCTTTTTTCAAGCAAATCTTTAATTCTTTTCCTGTTTTGTTCTTCTTTTTGTTCCTCAAGACCAAGGAACGTTACTGAACTTTCAGTATCTATTTCTAACATTCCGTTATCAAACTTACAATTCTCAAACACGATACCATCATCACCTATTCTTGATTTTGTAATTGCAATAGTTGCTAACTTCATTTCTTTTTGTTGTAATGTTTTAGCTACTGATATAATTACGTGACCAACTTGAGCTTTCTTAATTGAGCCTCCCATTTGGTCAGTGGTTACAACTTCAGATGAAATAGAACTTCTATTACCCTGAGTAGCAGTCCATCCTACTAAGTCAAGTTCGTGACACATAGCTTCAAATGCTCTCATAACAGAACCTTCAGATTTCCACTCATCACCAAGATTTTTATCAGGAACCACACAATCAATGTAGTCTAACATAATCATATCCAACTTAACACCATCAGCAATCATTTTACGTACCTGATTTTTGATTTGTAACATAGTTAAAGTGTCGGAAGGTAACTTCTTCAAGATAAGTCTGTTTTCCATCTTATCTTCAATTTCCTTAACTTTAGCCATTACTTCATCTTTCTTAACTGAAAGTTCATCAGGATGTATTTTTGTCCAAAGAGTAATGTGTTTTCTTTGGATAATCTTTGGGTTATCCTCAAAGAATATTTGAAGAACGTTATATCCCAAATTAAATGCGTGATTTGAAATTTTAGTTAGAAACGTAGATTTACCTACTCCTGTCGGTGCCAATATAACGCCAATCTCTCCCTTGGCTAATCCCCCCTTTAGGAGTCTATCTATACCCGGGATACCCATAGGTATCGGATGTCTATAATCTTCGTTTAAAACATCATCTAAATTAGAAAAAACATCAGACATACCGTCTTCTCTTTCACCAACTTGTAATGCCTCTCTTACTAATTCTTCAAGCTTGTCGTAACTTTCAAATTCACCACCATCAATTACTTTTTGTGCTTTAGTAATTGCCTTTTGGAGTTCTTGTTGCTTACAAAACTTCAAAGCCTTTTCTTGGATAAATTCAGAACCTTCAACTGAAGCTTCTTTAATTTTACCAATAGTATCAAGTACTATTTTAGTTGCGAATTCTTGTTGTAATTCAGATTTAGTAATCTGTTCAAGAGTGTCAAATGTGGGTACATGTTCGTATTTTGAATAATACTCTTTTATCATCTGAAGGATGATTTTAAAGTATTTGTTTTCAAAATATTGTTGTTCAATAACGTTAATGATGGACCTTCCAAAATCCTTATCTACAATGATTTGATTCAATAATTGTATCTGAAATGAAGACCCTAAATAATCAAAATTTTTGTTTGACGCCATAGTTTAAATTTGTTTGTGAATTATAAATAGGATGGTTTTAAGTAAATTTCATCATATTCATAAGTTAAATTTTTAGCTGAAAAAATGTCAGTTAATGATGAAAGCAAACTTTTTATGTGCGGACGGATATCTACGGTGTATCTTATTTTTGGTGGATAAACTTTAGCGTCAATCAATCTATGACAAATTGTCGTATCACCTTGTTTAATAAAGATATGAAAATGTTCTGGTCCATCAGTAAATGAAGTATTAAGCACATCAGGATTGGTTTCAATTTCATGTGAATTCTCAAGCATATAATTCACCGTTTTCATTTTAAGTTGTTCGGTAAATACATCTACGAATTCTAAAATAAATTCATAAAGGTCTAAAGAATATTTCGCATCTGGATTAAAATCCCTTACGTTGAAAAATCTTTGTACGATAATATTATCATTTACCATCATTAAAAATTCCAATTTTGTTGAGTCTTGTTCTTTCATAGTTTTTACTTTTTTGTTTTGAATTGTTTTTTTTCTTTTCTTGTTAGTTTCATAAAGGGTTTGACGAAATTTACCCACGCGTCATCGTGTTTTGGTAGAAATTTAAAAAATCCATCTTCCATCATCATTCGAATGAGATTTCTATACCCCCTACCTTCGGGGTCTAATGTTTCTTTGTAATAAAGTTCAACGATTTCTTTTCCTTCTTCTGTGATTAACGGATTAGATAAATCCACGATTTTGTTGTTAATCTCAAAAAATTCATTTCCATAAACACCTGTTTTGGTTCTACCTGATAATAGATTTTGTAATACTTTGTTTTCCTTGTCCTCTGATAATAATACCTCGGCTCTGTTTAAAATATCAATAAAACTTACCTCTCTGTCAAGTAACTCAGGAAATAATTTTAATAAAGTTTTTTCACCTAAAAAATAGATACCATCAATATTGTCTGATGTATCACCATATAATATCTTATAGGTTTTAACATTATAAACAGGGATATCAACTTTATCTAAAATGATATAGTCACCTTTTTTATACGTTAATTTTGTGTTTGGGGAGTATAACGATACGTTTTCAGAGATTAGTTGAGCTAAATCTCTATCTGCTGAAAAAATTGTTATATTTTCATTAGTCGCAATTTGACAATAATAAGCGATAAGGTCATCCGCTTCATTATTATCAATATCAACTTGACGAACAAACATCTCTTCCAAGTATTGTTTAACTCGCCTTTTCTGTTCATAAAAAGATTCTTCTTTAAAATCGTAACCTGGTTTTCTATTTTCTTTATATTGTGGATAAATAATTTTTCTAGCTGAAGAATTACCTTCACCATCCCAACATACTACGACCTTATCAAAATTTTCTTCTTCAATAAATCGTCTGGTGGTATTTAGAAAATGCCAAATACCCCCAACGTGTCTTCCTTCATGGAAAAAATCTTTAACTCCGTGAAATCCAATTTTTAATAAATTGTTTCCATC